TATAGTCAACCAACGTGCCTAATGAAGTAGCTTCAATAAATACCTTGTTTTCATCATACCATAGTTGGATAGCTGTTAGCGTATCGCCTAAATTAAAACAGAACGCTAAATCAAACGGATAGCCTGATCGTGTGAAGCGGTTAAACCATATACTTGGCTCTTCAAACCCACTCATATATAAACCATCAGCATCAGCATCGTCAATCATTAAGTATTGAGCCATGTTAGGGGCTAAGGTAGCTTTTAACTGCAAAGCTGAATTAGTGGCAAAGAAAGCAATATCAACATCGTCATTATCCGAAACAACATCGTAAGCCCCAGGACTTAAACCGTAGTAATTTTCACGGTAACGCACCCTGTAACGTAAACTGCCGCCTGTATCTAATTGGTTAAGCGCACTATCTGAATAGCTGTAATCATTGCTTAACTCCCCTTTTAGGTACTCTTCTATTTGAGCAACAACACTTCCATTTGGTAAGTTTTGAAACTTAGCCATAGGTGTAGTTGAACTAACACTTTGCCCGTTGATAGGTACATAAGCCGACCCGTTCCATTTGTCAATAATCAGTTCTACTCTCCAGTCTTTTATAATGGTAGGGTATATTCCAAAACCCGATGTTGAACTAACATAAGGTATATCGGTTGTTATGTTGTTGCCTGATACAGCCGTTACCGTACCCGTTGCATTGTAAGTAGTGCCGTTTGAAGACTGAACATATATAGGGGTATTAGTTGTTACGCCTGATGGCGGAGTAGTGCTAAAGTTAAAACGAGCAAAGCCGCTAACATCGGTTACAGTTGTAAACACCCTATCTTGTCTTTGAAAGATAAAGCGCACATAATTATAACAAGCAGTCCAGTAACTTATATCCCCCGTGTTAGGCTCGGTTGCTTGTGGTCTTTCTATTATGCTAACTGCCATTGGTTGCTTTTTTAAGTTCTTTTAGCCTGTCAATTGATGCCAATTGTTCTTTTAGCGTACCACGTTCAATGCGCAATATTTGAACGTCTACAAAATAATCAACATCTTTTATCACCCCGCATGATAGTTTTTGTGGGCTTTTAAATTCCGTTGTTCTTGCCCATTCTATTAGGTCGGCTGTTTCCATTATATTACTGTTGCTGTTGTGTTTCTTATCACTTCACTTTTAATCAAAGATACATAATAGTCCCCAAACTTAGCGGCTGTATCGTTTAACCATTCCTGATTGACCGCTTCAGTTATTACCCCGCTATTTTTGCCCGACCTGTATAATACGTTACCCTCTTTTAATAGCTTGGTTGATATGGCATAGGCTAATGACCTTTGATTGCCGTTGGCGGCTGTTATGCCTTTAATCAAAGTCCACCGTTCAATACTGTCAACCATTGCTTTAGGTGGGCGTGTGGTCTTTTGACTTGGTCTGCTGCCATACTCGCTTGCAAACAAATAACCCGCCCCGTCAATTAATACGCCTTTGGTGTCATCGGCTTGTATCTTCATTTCGGCAATTGACCGACCTGATGCTCTACGGTTTTGAACAACCATATTGTTAGCAATGTTCATTTTTGCCAACTCTAATTGTTCAATTATTATTTCTTTTATACTATACATATAGCGCCACCGTTAACAATAGGCAAGTCAATCTCTAATAACACTCCAGTTAAACCAACATCGTAGTTAAGGTTAACCACATCGGTTAAGGTGTAGCTTGTACCCGTTGACACATTAAAGTATTTTTTACCGTTAGCATCTTCAGCACTTTGCAGCCTAACAATAAACTCCTTTGCATAGGTACGCATCTCTAAAATAGTAACCCTTTGTTGTGCAGGTGTGGCATCTAAATTGGCTTTGTCGGCAAAGAACATAACCACCGGGTAAACAACTGTTGAATTACCCATACTTGCTATGGTTTCACGAGAACGTAACGGCTCATCTAAATAAACCTTTGGAAACGTGGCGTTATCCCCGTCTTTGTTTTGCTCATACCTTGTGCCGTGCGTTAACACCAATGCGGGGCTTGCACCAATAGAGCCTACTATCTCACTTAATACGGTTACTATATCAACGGCTTGCATATATCTTTTGTAGTTTTTCGGTGTAGTCGCTTACTTCTTTCTCATACCTTAATATAGTAAAGGCATCGGAATACTCCAGGTCTTGTACTTGCTCTGATGTTAACCCATGCGCTTTCATGATTGTACGGATTTGCGGGTACGAACCATATTTTTTAAACCGTTCAACACCTGCTGCAACCTCTTCTGGTTTTGGCTTGCTGCCGAGATAGTCGGCTTCACGTTGGATGACTTTAGCAAGCCGTTCAAAAAAAAATCAATTAAGGGCTTTGCGGAGGTTATAGGATAGTCATTAAACCATTGTTCTAACTCATCAACTCCCTTATCCGAATAACTGCCAAAGGCTTCAACACAAAAAGTTATTGCCAGTAATCGTGCATAGCAATCGGGGTTGACTTCTACCCCTGACGTATTTGTAATCGCAAGTTGCTGAAATTCTATCTTTTGCCCGAACTTTAAAGATTCAAACCCTGCCGGTATGTTTAATACCTTGTCTTTATAATCAACCGCTTCGGGTTTTTCAAACTTTGGCAATCGGCTTAACCAACCTAAGTTAACACCAATGGTTAGGTGAAAGTTAGCTAAGTCGGCATTGTTAAGGGTATCAACATCAATACCTAACAAGCAAGCTGCCACCGTAACTGCATCGGCTGTATCAGGTAGTTTGCGTAAGGCTGAATAGCTTTTAAGGCTTAACTCTTCCCAGTCTAATGGTAACTGATAATCTTTATTGTCAATCTTTAGCTTTAGCATGTTGCAAATATAAAATATTTTAGTTAATATTACCGCTTCATAGTGTTTGATTGGTTAGACTTTGCCCTGCTCATTGCGGGGCTTTGTCGTTCAATGCACTTATCAGTTACTTGTATCAGGTGCTTTGCCCCGTTCAGTTCAAAACGTATAACATTGGTTTGCTTAAACCTTTTGCACTTCTTAACCTCAACACCTCCTAAAGAATAGATTGAAAGGATAAACCCTGAAATAGCCCGGTAAGCCAACGACTTACTGCTATACAGTTTATTGGTTTGCATATCCATACCCGACCCGCTTTTATAGGTTATTTGGTATTGCGTACCATTCTTGCTTATTATTATTCGTGCTGCCATGTAAGATTTTATATGTTTTTTGCTAAAAATGCCGTGTTTTACCCGTGTTTTACTATACCAAGTATAAAGTTAGATGTAAGATTTACCTACCTGCCACTAATTGAACACGCTGCCTTGTTAGCGGTTTGCTGACTAAATGGTAGCAACCGTAGCGCATGGCATCGCAATTATGAACTAATACCCCGTTTGCAAAGTATTCATGGCAATCTTCAACTTCTAAATCATATACTATTTCGTTCCAAGCTACGCCTACGTCTAAATGCAACAGCTTTGCAGTTTTGATTGCAGTATTTTGATATTCCTCTGTTTCTTGTTTGGTATTCTTTTCCGCATACTTCGCATGACAAAGTTTTAAATGGAACATTCTCCCAAAGTTTAGTAGCGTGTTGCCTATGCCATTCAATACCGTCTTTTGTTTTATGCCACTCTTTTGAGGCTTCAATTCCTTTTGCGTGAAATTCTTTAGCCCAGTCAGGATTATTGATAAACTTTTGCTTACCATGCTCTGAAAGATGTTTTTTAGCTTCGATAAGATTAAGATTATCAATTCTATTATCCCAAGAATTACCGTTAACATGGTGAACATGATACCCTTTTGGTCGTTTGCCATTGTAGTATTCCCAAACTTTGTGGTGCATATGGTGTTTATGCTGCATAAAGTATCTTCTGCCCGGATAGAGTTTATATCTTTTTCCGTTAAAGGTTTGATATGGCAAATTGTCTGCCCCTGTTTTAATTGTGAAATCTGTGTCCATTCTGTATCGGTGCTGATTAAATGATTTTTAGTAGCACACAAATTTACAGAAAACGTACCGCATTGCATCAAATACTTATTAACTTGTTTCTCTCCGTTATTAAATACGTTTAACACCTTTTTATATCCTTTTCTTGTTAATACCATATCACCAACTTTAATTTCTGATATAGGCTTATTTCCTTTGTTGGTATATATTAGTGTAGATGCAATAAAGCAAGCATCGTCTTTAGCCTTTACAGGCTCTTCTAATACAGTATCAGTAGCGTTATGACGTTTCCATTTGTAGTTCTGTATTTCTTTTACCAAGTTCTCCCCATTTACAAATAGCTTTTGGCTTTTTACCTTGTCAATCCCGTGCTTTACTTCTTTTGTTGCAGCCTTAATGTTGTACCCGGCTTTGCGAATGTCGGCTATTATTTCGGGTCTTGCACCATCGGCATATATTTCGGCACGTTTATCAACTACGGCTGCTAATTCGTTTATTAATTCGGGTGTTGTTAGGTGCGATTGGTAAAGTAACTCACGGGCGTATATCTCACCATCACGGTAGGAACACTTAACGAGTGCCGTAGGGTGATTATAGCCAAAATCTAAGCCATACATTACCCTGCAACCATCAGGCTCTTCGTGGTAATATTCGTAACGTGGGTATATTAAGTCCTTGCTACTGGCACGTTCCCCCATTCCGTAAACCTTAAACCAATCGGGGTCGGCTTCACGGGCTGCTTCAATTTCAGCAACTATTTCTTTAGGTAGAAACGGATTGTCTAAATAAGTAGACTTAATTAGGGTGCAATCCTCACGGGTTAGTATTTTATCGTATATCCAATGGTAAAGGTCAGACGGGTTAAAGTCCATTAGTATTTGCCCGGCGGTACGGCTTGTTACTTGCTTAAAATCTTCATAAGTACAATAGTTGGCTTCGTTAAACCAGAATATATCCTGTTTACGCCCGTGTAACTTTAGCGGGTCATCTAAGCCTATAAATTGTATTTCGCTGCCGCTATCCTTTAATGTGTAGGTTAGACTGCTAAGGTGTACATTAAAGCGGTTAGCTATCCCCGCCTGACTAATAACGTCTATAAAGTCTTTGTATGCTGTATCTTTTAGATTAGTTAAAGCCGACCTTGCAATAGTTATCTTTAAACCTTTGGTGTTGATTGCTTTATACAATATGTACTGAATAATGGAATAGGTTTTGCTTGACCTTGCACCGCCCTGATGTACTATGAGTCGGGTGTTGGCTGATAGGGTTTGTTCAAATACTATTGTGCTATTGAGCTTCATTTGGGCGAACTATCCGAATAGTTAACTCGTTACCATCAGCACCGGTTATCTCTGATTTATCAGTAAACATTTTTAAGTGCTTGCCAATCATTTCCAAAGCCTTTAAAGCCCCAGCACTATCAAACTTATACACGCCAATACCATTTTCGTTTATTTCGTGTACCATTGCCTTTTGCTCTCCATCCCAAACCATAACAGGCGTATTTTCCATACACCTACCATAAACTTCTAACAAAGACTTTAAAACAAAACCTGCATCAATCTTTAAACTTTCGGCTCTTTCTTTCATTAACTCACACACGCGCGTAAGCACCTTAGCATCTCTTAGCAATCTACTTGCTTCAACATGTGCGCTATTTTGCGCATATCCTGCCCTTATAGCCGCTTGCGTACCATTTAAGCTAACACAATACTCCAAAGCAAATATCTCTCTCTTATCGTGTTCTAATGCATTTCCGTCTCTTGTTGTTTTTGCCATAACGATATTTATACCAAAGTTAACATTTCTTTTCTAATTCCTTTTCCCGGTATGTGAACGGGCTTGGTAAAGTCGTGTGTTTCAGGCTCAAAGTTAGCCCAATCTTTTAATATATCTTCAATTCTGTCTTTATAATTTCGGTTTGCGTTGCTATGAATCAGCTTTTCACGGTAGCTTTCTACACTATCCCTGACGTGGCTGTAATGGTGGGCTTCAATCTCTTCTCTTTTGAAGATGTGAATGTTCTTTGCTGGGATTGCCCGTGTCGGGTCAACTCTTATATCCCAGGCGTTTAGTTTTAGGTTGCCTATTGTTTGAATAAATGGAATGTAATATGTTTCGGGCGTGGCAAACTTTACCGTTTTATACTTGTAGTAGGTTTGCATTTGACAAGCGGTGGCTTGTATGTTGTTTCGGTTGATAAAATAAATAGCCCTATCAATCTCTTCAGGTTTGTAAACCTCATCGCAATCCATTAGCAGTACATGGGTGCAGCCAATAAGCCTATCAATACCTTGTTGCCTTTTTGCCATTTCGCCTTTGTGGTCTTCATATTTACCGTAGACTAATTCTATTTGGTGTGCAAATGGTTGAATACTGGCAATGCTTTCTTTTAGGTTTTCAAGTCCGTCAAATACGTTGTATACTACTCCTAACTTCATCTTTTACTTACAATAATTTGCAGTTGTTCTTTGGTTATTACATTATCGTGCGCTAAGTTATGACATACCCGGCAAAGTGCAACCAGGTTGTTGGCGTGGTCTTGTTCTGCCTTTCTTTTGCTGCCAAACTTTGAACGGGGTATTATGTGGTGTATGTCCACCGCTTTGCTTGCGCAACATTCGCAACCAATATAATCTCCAAATGAGTAGCCTAATGCTTTATGGTAGTTTACTATGTGCGGTTGCATTGTTAAACTTTGTTGGTGTTAAACTTTTTAAGTGCATTCTTTTCATTTAGTGCCGATATGTATACAAAGTCGGGTTTTACTATAC